CGATACAGGCGGTAGCGCCCGGCCCTTCCCCGAAAGGGTTGGGAAGGAACCGGACGCCCCTCGCGCACCAGCCTTAGCTGGCGGCGAATTTCATCAGCTTGATCGCCTGCGAATCGATGATCGCACCACCGACCCGCTTGGTTGCATAGAAATGCACGAAAGGCTTGTTGCTGAACGGATCGCGCAGGATGCGCGTCTCGCCGCGATCGGCGATCAGGTAACCGGCGCGGAAATTGCCGAAAGCGACCGACAGGCTGTTCGCGGCCACGTCCGGCATGTCCTCGGCCTCGACCACCGGGTATCCCAGCAGCGTCGCCGCCTGCCCCTCGACCATCCCCGGCTGCCACACGAAGGCGCCGTCAGTCGTCTTGAACTTGCGGATGCGCGCCAGCGTGTCCGAATTCATCACCCAGCACGCCCCCTGCCGATACGGTGCCTTCAGCGAATGGACCAGCTCGACCAGCTTGTCCTGCGGGTTCGACGCCGGAAAGGCGCCCGCGGTCCCCGTCGCCAGATATTGCAGCGAGCCGAAGGCACGCACGCCGTCGGCCTCGTTCGTCGCCGTATAGGTCAGGAACCCCTTGGGCCGGTTCGTGCCGTTGCCGGTCACGAAGGCCGCACCCTCGGCGACCGCGAACTCGCGCCCCAGCTCCTCGGCCAGCCAGTCCTCGACGTTGAACATCGCATCGTCGAGCATCGCCTGGCTCGCCGCCGGATTGGCGTAAAGCTCGCCCGAGGGCGGCGCGATCTCGGCAAAGCTGCGCGTTCCGGTGGCCGGCCGCGCGTCGGTCTCGCCGACCCAGCCCGCGCCCATCGCTCCGGTCGCGATCAGCTTGCGATATCCGCTCGTCCCCGTCTGCACCACGGTCGCGATCGACCGGATCGGCGACAGCCCCTTCAGCGTCGCGGCGATCGCGCCGTCGATCTCGCGCGGCACGGCATAGCCCCCCTCGCCGCCCGACGCGCCCGACAGGCTCTTCATCTCCACGCCCGCATCGATCCCGCGCCGGATATAGCGCTCGACAAAGGCATCGCGCGCCGGATCGGCCGCCGCCTTCGCCCCGTCGAGCGGCAGCCGCGACGCCGCCACCGCCTGGGCATCGACCTGGGCCTTCAGCGCCGCGACCGAGGCCTTCAGTTCATCGACCGCTTCCGCCGCCAGCACCGCATCGAACGCCCCGTCGAGCGCGTCCGCCTTCATTTCCATATCGTCCATATTCGTCACTCCTTCACCACCTTGATCACCCGCGCCGCCGGCTGCATCGGCGCCGCCACCAGACTCACTTCGGCCAGGTCGAGCGCCAGCAGCTCGCGCGGACCATCCCCGCGCGAAGCCCGCACCCGATAGCCAAACGACAATCCCGTCAGCGCCCCGCGCGCGACCAGCCCCGCCGCCGTCGGATGCGTCACCCGCGCCACGACGCGCAGCCCGCGCGCATCCTCCGCCAATGTCTCGATCACACCGATCGCCGCGCCCGGCCGATGCTGCCAGAGCAGCGGCACCGCGCGTCCCTCTTTCAGGCTCGCCGCAAACGCCCCGGCGCGCACGACATCGCCGCCCCGGTCCACCCGGTCGAACACCGACGCATAGCCTGCGAACCGAACCCCCCCCTCCCGCAGGCGGGAGAGGGCCGGGGGGTGGGCCCGTTCGGCCAACACCCTCACTTCAAGAGCCCCGCAAACCCCAGCTTCATCGCCAGCCCGACGACGAGCAGCGCCAGCATCCCGCGCACCGCCCAGTCGATCACCGCCGCCCACACGCTCTTCTTGGCATCGCGCCACGCGCCGAGCAGCTGGCGCAAATCGCTGACATCGTCGCGCGCCGCTTCATCGGCGAGCCCCAGCCGCGCCAGCGCCCGCCGCGCCCCCAGCTCGCTCGATTCCTCGACCAGCGCCCGCAGCACCGCCGCGTCGCCCGCACTCGTCCCCGCCAGCGCGATCAACCGCGCCAGCGCTTCATCCTCATCCATGTCCCAATCTCCCTAAGCGGGGAAAAATGCGCGCAAAGGCGCAGAGGCCGCAGAGAAACGAAAAGGAGGCGGCAAAGCCGCCTCATCTTGCTCATCGCCTGCTTCATCAGCAACCTGGCCGCCAGCAGCCATCATCTCTGCGCTCTCCGCGCCTCTGCGCGAATCCTATTCTCCGCTACCCCACCCCCAGCAGCGCCTTCTTCTCCTCGGCCGTCAGCCAGTCGGCCGCCGACACCTCGCGCCACAGCGTCATCCGGTCCTCGACCAGCGCCGGCACCCGATCCAGATCGACCCGCAAATCCGCCCCGTCGAACCACCCGCGCAATCCTTGCGAAACCGCCCCCAGAATCTTCGCGCACAGCGGCAGCACGGTCAGCCGCCACAGCGCGCGATTGGCCTCGCGATAATTGGCATAGGTCGCGTCCCCCGGCAGCCCGAGCAGCATCGGCGGCACCCCGAACGCCATCGCGATCTCGCGCGCGCTCGAATCCTTGAGCGCCAGAAAATCCATCTCCGCCGGCGACAGCGACAGCGCCTGCCACTTGAGCCCGCCCTCGAGCAGCAAGGGCCGCCCCGCGTTCGCGCCGCCCGCGAAACTCTCCGCCAGCTCCTCGCGCAGCCGGTCGACCTGCTCCGCCGACAGCGGCATGCCTTTATCGCCCGGATCGTGGACCAGCGCCCCCGACGGCCGCGCCGCATTCTCCAGCAAGGCCGCGTTCCACTTCGCCGCCGCATTATGCGCCGCGACCGCCCCCGCCGCAGCGCCCAGGCACCCCGCGCCATAATGATCGTCGAGCGGATGCAGCGCCTTCACATGCACCACCGCGACGCGCCCCGCACCATCCTCGGCTGGCAGAAACGCCGTCGATCCGCCCGCCTTGTAGCGATAGGCGACCGGCCACCCCCGCGCGTCGGCCTCGACCGTCACCCGCTCGGGCCTGAGCGCGAACAGTTCCGCCGGCGCCCCCGCGCCATCGGTCAGGATCTGCACATAGCCATTGCCATGCAGCAGCAGTTGCGCCGCCAGCGTCTCGACCAGCCCCTGCCCGCCCGACGTCGCGGACACGAGCGCAAGCAACCCCGGATCACTCGCCGCCACCGGCGCCGACCCCGCCGCCTCGGCGACCAGCCGCACCGCCCGCTGAACGATCGCATTGCCCAGATACCCCTCGCGCACCTGCGCCTCCCAGCTCAGCGGCGCCGGCGCACTCCAGCTCCCATAGACACGCGACAAAGCGGGCCGCGCAGGCACTTGCGCGGCCTTGCGGCCAAACCAGTTCATGATGATCCTCCGACGTCGTGCTGAAGATATGCGAAATCAAACTCGGGAGTTATTCACACGTATCCACAAACATGAGACCAACGGCTGGAAATGGCCGCTGTTCATGGTTGGCTATTTGTTCTCACTCGATTATGAATGTCTTTGGCAGCCGTCCTACTCGGCTTTCTGACCGGAACCGTCGCCTCTGATTGGGCGCGGAGGCGTGGGCCTTCCGGAGCGCGGGCTCACCCCCGTATTCAGAAAGGTAGCTTATGGGTCGCGTATTTGTACGTGCTTATAGGCGCTGGCGGCTTGGCCGAGTGGAGCATGTCCGTGCTCACACTCGGCGCTGGCCTGGCCAGTATTCGTTCGACTTCTAACCCGGAGTGAACGGTAGGGCGGCTGCCACCCTTGCGGAATAAATTCCGCTTTTTAGGAATCGCATATGCCGCCGCTGGCGGCAAGAAAAATTATCCCGACGGGATAATTTCAAACCACTCGCACCCCCGGCGCCTTCCCCGACCTCAGCCTCTCCAGCAAAGCCGCCAGCGCCCACACGCAGGCATCGGCCCGATCAGGCGAGCGCCCCGGCCCCGCATAGCCGCCGCCGACCTGCAACCCGCAAAGCTGGTCCTCCAAGCTCTCGAACACCCCCGCATGCACCACGTCGCCGCGCTCGTAGGCGATCGCGACCGGCTCCGCGCGCCGCGCCTTGCCGACGCTCGCGTGCACCGCCACCACCGGCAGCGTCACATCGGCCTGGCGCAGCGTCGCCTCGACCATCTCGCCACCCATATTGCTCTCGGCGACCACGCGGTCGGCGCCCCAGCGCGCCGCCGCCGCCGCGACCGCCTGCGCCCACACATGCGGCGGCGGGGTCTCGACGCTCGCATCCTCGACCACCGCCAGCCGCCCGTCGCGCAGCAAGGCCGCAACGACGATCCCGCACGCATCGCCGTTCGCGGTCGCCGGCGGATCGACCCCGATCACCACGCGCACCGGCCTGCCGATGCTGTCCGCGCCGACCCGGCACCGCTCGACCAGCGCGCGCGTCCACAGCGCGCCCTCGACATCCTCCAGCATCTCGCCGTCGAGTTCCTGCCGCCCGAGCCGCGTCCCGCCATAGGTTTCGAGCATCGCGACGACGAAATCGTCGGGCAGCCAGGGATTGTCGCGCGTCCGGCCCAACGTCTCGACCAGTCCCGGCGCGGCTTTCACCCGCCGCATCGCCGCATTGACGCGCGGCGTCGTCGTCACCACGACGCGCGGCCGCTCACCCAGGCGCAATCCCATCATCAGATTGTCCCACGCCGCCTCGCCGCGCCGCCATTTGGCGAGTTCGTCGCACCAGGCGGCATGGTGCTCGGGTCCGCGCAATTCCTCGCCTGCTTCGGCCGAATAGAGGGTCGCCACCGCACCGCTCGCGAAACGCAGCTCGCGCCGCGCCGCGATCCAGCGCACCGGTTCATGATCGCGCGCCACCGCGATCAATCCGCTCGGTCCCTCGATCATGACCCGCCGTCCGTCCGCGATCGTCGCGCCCACCAGCGCGATTCGCGCGTCGGGCGACGATCGCGCAACTTCGCTCACCCATTCGGCGCCCGCGCGCGTCTTGCCGAACCCGCGCCCGGCCTGGATCAGCCAGACGCGCCAGTTCCCCGGCGGCTCGCCTTGCCCGACATTCTCGAACCCATACCAGCGGCGTGCCAGTTCGCGGCGCTGTGCCACCGTCAACGGTCGCAACGCCCAACGGCGCTGCGCCGCCGTCAACCCAGCGAGTTGCGACCATATGGTTCGCGACCACGCGCTCAACCGCTGCGGTGTCCAGCGCTTCGGTGCCCCCGCTTTCGGCGACCGACGTCGCGCCTTGCGGTCTCCCGTCACGTCGCTCCCAGTCACACGGCCCTCCGTCATTCGGCGCCGTCCGGCGTCAGCGTATCGGGGGTTGCGGCCCGCGATCCGCGCCGACGCTTCACCATACGGATTCTCTCGATCAATATGGCGTCGACTTCCTGCTGCGTCGCTACCTCGTGCGCAACCGCACGGCGGCCGCTGGCATGGCCACGCGCGACGCTGGCGCGATGCAGGCGGAGCAACGCCATCGCCTCGGCAACCGTCATTTTCGCTACCGGCTCCTTCGCTTCGTCCAACACCAGCGTATCGACGGCTTCGATCGCCCGGCGCACCAAGGCCGTCTCCAGCCGGTCGTATCCGATTTCCAGAGCTGCCTGCCATTGCGCCGCAAATTCCGGGTCGCGCTGTCGCAGACGATAAACGCCGGACGATGCCATTCCCGCCGCCTCATGCGCCCGCACCACATTGCAGCTCGTGGCCAACTCGGCCAGAAACGCTTCGCGCCGGTCCTTGGTCCAGCCGTTGGCGCGCGCCTTTCTGCGTTGCACCGGCCTCCCGTTGCCCGGCCCGATCGCATCCTCTCCGCTCGCCTTGTCCATATGCACGTCCCCAAAAGCATAAGGGCCGGAACACCCCTCCCGCATCGGAAGGGCGCCGGCCCGAATCGCAATTCTTCATGATGGAATACTTGTGCCATAACAGCGCGACGATGTCAATAAAAAATAACCTATATGGTTATCATGATTCGTGAGGATCGGCAGCTGCTGCATCGGGAAGCGAAAAGCCGATATGTCACCGCCCTTCCCGTTCCATCCTTACCCCCACCCGATTGACGCTCCACGCCAGATGATTACACCTTCAACCATTCATCACAAAAAGGGGCACTCATTCGATGCGTAAACTCGCCTTGCTCGGCGCGAGCCTTCTCACTCTCGCCGTCCAGCCGCTCCTCGCTCAGGAAAGCCCCCCTTCCGAACC